CTGCAATTGGTGCCGCGGTTGGAGCGTTGGGGGGATTAGTATCAAGCCTAAACGAGTCTAACAAAGCTATAGAAGACGAAGCTCGAGCAAGGCGACAAGCAACGTCTGGCAAATTTGATCAAAGCATAAGAGGTTTTATCGAATCTGGCTTAAGTGATATTGCTTTGAAACCAGCAACAGAAGTGGGGGGGCGATATTTTTCAGGATATAGCCCTAAGCCAGGAGAAGCATTCTCGGATATGATGTTTAAATTTTCTGCACCAGAGGAAGTTCTAAAAAAAATCAAAGAAGGGAAAAGTTATACAGCTGAAGAATCATATAGGGATTTACCTTCTGTCCAACAGCATTTAAAAACCGTAAGAACTCAGGCTGTTAAATCATTAATGGTTGAAGAAGGGACTTCTAACATACAAAAACAACGACAAGCATTAAGCTCGAAAATGTTTTCAATTCTTTCTGATCGAATGTCTGGAAGCTTATCTGAACAAGATTATGAAGGTATAAAGGCGGGAATAAGTAAAAGAATACAGGACCTGAATCAACAAGAAGAAGACATAATTTATAAAGTAGGTGGTGCTGATGTAAAAACTTTGCGAGACTTTCAAGAAAAAAACCCAGAGGCTGTCGGCGCAAAAACTATGGAATTTCTAGGAAGGACTCGATCTCAAAAAGAAATACTATCTAAAGCCTTTAGAGGTTCTGAAGATAAAATGTTTTCAGGAGGTAAGATATTTAAAGAATTATTTGGAGAAGAGCAGGTTAGTGGCAAAACTATTCTTTCAGGATTACAAAGCAAAACACCCCAAGAAATAGAGCTGCTTTTTTCAGAAATAGCTAACCGATTGCAGGATCAAGAAATGCTCAGAAAGCAAGAAAACGACGCAATAATTCTTCGCTTAAATAAAGAAAAAGTTTTACTTTCCGCTCAAGACAAATTTAATAAAGATATGCGTGTTTCAAGTAATCTGCTTGCGGAAATGAATAATCAATATGATTTCGAGCTTAGAACGAGGGGACATCTGATGACAGAGACGGAAAAAGCTCAAAACGCATACAATAAAGCTATTAATACTGCTGCGGCTGCTAGATATGATTCTGAAAGAAAAGCTGAATTTGGGCAAACAAAAAAATTAATTACAACATTGCAAGGTAGTGACTTTGAGCAAGAGTTTAAAAAGGAACTTGCCGCTCAAGGTTTGTCCGAGCAAGGATTTGCAGATCTCAGTGTAGAAGATCAAAAAGAAATTGCTATAGAGGTTGGAAAGCAATCTGGTTATCTTCAAAAAATAAATGCATTTCTAAGAAATTCGTCACAAGAACTTTCTTCTTTAAAAGAAGATTACGCTGATATAGAACAAAAAGCAAAAAACCGAGCAAAAACAGAAAAACAAATAACTGATGAATTGATCCGTCAAAGAACTGGCCCCAAAGCATTTCAATATGGATTCGCCGCAGAACAAGAAAAAATGAGGCGAAGTGCAGATGAATTAGATCATCAACTTGGCACTATTGTTGCTACAAATTTTAGAGATGGGTTGGTTTCTGGCATGCAAGCTGCAATCAATCAAGCCGAGGATCTTGATGATGTGCTGAATAATGTTGCCATGAATTTCTTGCAAGCGATACAAGGGGCATACTTAACAAATATAGCAAACCAAATTGTCGGCAATATTCCAATGCCTGGCGCTAAATATCGTGGCGGAGCTATACGTAATTATAGTCGCGGTGGCGGCGTACCAGCTATGGTAACCGATGGCGAATATGTGATGGGTCGCGATGCAGTAAACAAATACGGTGGAGCATTCATGCATAGCTTGAATGCAGGAGGAACTATTCCTGGACTTTCAAATGGAGGCAGAAGTGTTGGGGACTTTTTTAAAAATCCTCCATCTCAAGGTCTATCAGAAATTTTTGGAAAACCAATTCAGGGTCAAAAATATAGTACAGATATAAAAGGAGCTATAAATTCATCAAGATCTTCCCGTAGGGTATTTGGTTCAGAGATAGGAGTTGGCCGGAGTAATTTTTTAGGGCAGGCGCCAAGTAGAGATGTTTTTGATGCAATTAATCCTGCTGGAGGCGGATTCATGAGTAAAATTCTTGAGATGTTATTCTCGCCTTTTAAGTCTTTAGGTTCATTTTTTAAAATACCAGGATTTAATGACGGGGGCGAGGTTGGTTCTGCATTGGCTGCAAATTTCGGAGGAGCTAGAGTGTATGAGTCCGGAAGAAAATATCAATCAAAACCCATGTCTTCAATGTTTTATGCCGGACAAACTCAAACCCTAGGTTTGCAAGAGGACTCTAGAGAAATACAGGAAATAATGTCTGAAGAAAGCAGAAAAAGGCAAGAAGCTCTTCAGGAAAGAATGAAGAAAAAAGCAAAAAAAAGAGCTTTAATAAATCAATTGATTGGTACGGCTGTAAGTATGGGTGTTAGTCAAATGATGAATAGTATTGATTTTGGGGGTGATCGAGAGCTTTTGGGGGGAGGTTTTGATGAAGGATCTGTTGGTGATTATTTGCAGTCCTCAGGCATGACTCAAATGGACTATATACATGGCGCTGATTTAGCATCTGGAACAAAGGCACTCGTTTATAGAGGAGGAAAAATCAACAAATACGCAAGCGGCGGCCACATCTCAGGCAAGTCTGGAATCGACCAAATTCCCGCAATGTTGAGCGAAGGAGAATATGTAATTCGCGCAAGCAGTGCTCGTCAAATAGGAAAGCCAATGCTGGATCGTATAAACGCAGGAAAATTTAATGATGGAGGAGCTGTAACTCAAATAGATTCGTCTGATAAATCTTCTACAACTGGCGGCAATACTAATAACATAAGTATTTCAATTAACATGGACAAGGGGTCTAACTCTAAAGAAGATAAAGATCAACGCTCCTCAGGAGAAAATCCGGCGGATCGATCCAATGATGAACAAAAAAATGCAGATCTAGCAGAAAGAATCAAGCAGCAGGTTGTTGCTGTTATTGTTGAGGAGCAACGGGCCGGAGGACTTTTGAGTGATTAATCATGAGTTACTCTAATTATGAGCAAACCGTTATTATAAATGGTCATAAATTGAATGGCGTTCAAGATGTTGATGGAAGTTATGGAATCAGCGAAAAACCTGTTAATGTAGCTGGCGTTGGCTTTATCGACGCTCTTCCCAATAGCCCTCTTGAGGGAAATTTCTCCATCTCAAGAAAGATGGTTGGAAAAGATCCATTTTTGAATACAAATTCTGTGGGAAAATATGATTTCGATGAACAGGAAATTAGCGGAGCGATTTTGTACGACAGTAATACGAAAGGGTTTGGGTTTACTAAAGCAAGGGTTTCTAGATATTCAGTGAATTGTGCTGCAGGATCAATCCCTGATACACAAGTAGATATTAAAGTATATGGTAATCTTGGTAGTAATGTTTTGAAAGTTGATCCTTATGCTGTTAATACTTCTAGTGAATATTATCCTTTTGATGGAGATTATGTATATTATACAAATGTTCAAGGGCAAGTGCTTGATCAAGAGGGTTCAGCAAATTTGAAAGATCAATGGAATACCGCTTCGTTGAAGTTATCGGATTTTACATACAATAGTTTGAACGCAAGAACTAGAACCATTGATGATGGAGATGTATTGGCATTGGGCAAGGATGCATTTATTATGAATGGATACGCGAACTTGATAACCGAGCAAGAACCAGAAGTACAATACCCAGATCAATCAAGCATCAAGATAAAGGTAAGTGATTTTGATATTGATGCCGTTAGTGATTTTAGTTTTTCTAGAACAGTAAATTTACAACCTGTATATGCAATACCAAAAGGTCAAGGTGATGAATTGATCGCGCAAAATTTAGATCCAGTTCAGGTTGACACACAATATCCAATAGAAACTGATATTAATTTTACGATTATTGCTGATCAATATGAAATTCGAGAGATAAAAGATCGATTGCAATCTGCGCCAAGAAGTTCTGTTGAAATAGAAATATTGGATGCTCAAGATCAAAACAATATAATAAATAGCTTTACGGGCTACAATGTGAGATTAATAAGTGAAAGCATCAATGGCTCTATCAATGAAGAAATGAGCGTATCTTTGACCTTCAAGGGTTATGAGTCATTGCATAATCAATTTTATATATCATGAGTTCTCCTTTTTTAAGATTCGAAAATGGAAAAATTTCTTTAGACAATAAAGATCTGATGGTCAAGTCTGCTAATTTATCTATAGCTCCATCACTAAATGTAGAAAGAGTTTATGGAGATTATGACCCTTCAATTTCTGGCGCCAAAACAGAATTTGTTAATTTCTCTCCAATTCAAAATCTAAAGGGCAAGTTGGAAATCAGTTTTTACATATCAGCAGAAACATTCGCGAAAAATGGAACTCCTAATAATATAGATAGATTGTTCGATATCAAAAAAGGTATGAGCGAAAATCCCATCAATACAAATCAAGTGGGAAGATATTTTTTTGACAACATGTATTTGAATTCCTTTAATTTTAGATTATCTCCATTTCAATTGATTGAAGCAAGTGCGAGTTATGATATATATGGAACAATAAGAAAAGAAACAAATTACTTTTTCAGAAAAACAGAAGTTGATTTTGCGCATTCATTGAAATCGTTTGGGGAAATGAAAGCTAGCGGTTCATCCGCCGATAATGCTATTGATTCTCAATTTGAAATATCCTCCTTGGCTTATTCAGTAGTGGTAAACAGAAAAATACATAATAATATTCGAGCATCCGAGCACACCTCTGTTAATACTCGAGCCGAAGGCGTATTGCCTGTTCGAGTTTCGGTGGAAACTATTGAGTCTGAGATGACCATCGAGGCGAATGATATGATACCCAATCTTAATAGTTATGGGGATCAACAAAATTCTTTTTCTCCTGAAGGAATTCAAGATTCTGAAATATTTGCTAATTTGTATTCTGTTCAAGGAGTAAAACTTGCAACCTTTTCAACCAAAGGCAAAATACAATCTCAATCTATGTCGATATCTGAAAATTCTTACGCAAAGAGTAATATAAGTATCAAACAAATAATAAAATAATGAGCCAGCAGAAAATATATCTATCGCAAGAACCTACTCATATTTCTAATTATCAGGGTATATTTCAAACTGGAGAAAATTATCAGAAATTTGATTTTGTTTACAACACAGGGGATGGCAGGTTTTATTATGCTCGAGATGATGTAAATAATAGCCAGTCGGTTATTTCTGGGGAATATCGATTTACACTAGATGATGTGGGGCCAAGTAATGGTGGAATTGAAACATATTATATATACGACGAATGGAACAACTCTGACGAATTGCAAGAAGGGCAAAGGATAAGTCTTCAAGGCTCGACAGTTGGTTCAGACGGATTATATAAAATATTGTCTATAGAAAAAGATTTTGAGGAAATCAATCACTCTAGCCAAGCTTATGATTTTAATCAAGTTTTTGACGCAAATCATATTACATTAAGTTGGTATCAATCTAGTTGGTTTTTTCGGCCAAATCTTGGAGAGGATTCTATTCTTGATTACTCAGCTTTTAGTAGAGATGGTGATTCATCGTGGATTTATAATACTTTGTTTGGTTTTATTTTTGTAAGCTTGATAGAAGATGGAGAGCAAAATTTTTGGTTTCATTCTGATTTAGCGCAAGGTTTGTGGTTTTATGCAGATAAGGCAGTACTTGGTAATTTGAATGATCAAAGAAACAGCTTTCTATATTTAGAAAATAGATCAAGTTCGCCAAGCAAGGCTGGTTCAAATTCATGGCTTCATTGGAGGAATGACCCTCAAGGTAATTATAAGGCTTTGTTTTATAATTATACTGATCTTCAGTGGTTTGGATTTAATTCATTTAATGAAATTCAAAAAATTGATGCTCCAGATTTATCGATAATAAATGCTCCTGAAGAAAGTGTTGCTTCTTTGAATAATAATGGAAAGAATACAAGAATAAGAATTCAGCCAGTAAATGAATCTTATCAAATAAACTCTTATGAAACCAGGTCAAGTAATAATATTATTTTATCTGGAATTCTTGTTGATCCTTCTGATGATTCTGATTTGTGGTCAAAAGATAGATTCTTTTTTGATTCTGACTATGGAGCAATTGTAAATTATAAAGCTAATAACTATAAATATCAATACGGAAATGGTTATTATGTTGTTCACCCAAAGAATATTAATAGTTTAACGTTTGAAGCGAATCTAAAATTTAAAAATAGAACAAATCGAGAAGCAAATGCGATTATACATTTTTTAGAAAATCATCAAGGACAAGATGCAAAAGATAAGCCTCTTTCTTATTTAAAATATAGTCAAGGTATTTCTGGTTTCAATTGGGACGGAGCTTCTTCTTTTCATCCATATGATTCTCTTGACATTCAAACCAAGAAATTTTATTGTCAAGATTTTTCTCACTCGCTTAATTTCGAAGATAGCAATGATGTTTTGGTAAAATTAAGGAACTTGGATACATCTATATTGCAAAAAAATGATTCTCTTTTTGTTGCTAGTGCCCCCACTTACTCTGAAGATGATTATTACGAAAAAAACGATGTAGTTTTTTATACTGGAAATAATCAATATTATTATTTTCATAGCGGAGAGGGTCAAGCTCAGGGATTGCCTCCTGTTGAAATGCATCAAGAATGGACTAGAGAATTAGGCAATTTCTCACATATAAATACAGGGCAATGGACTAGAGATTTTATGTGGAAACCATCTTTGGGATTAACTGTATCTCAGAATCCCAGACTGCAAGAGATTTCCCTTGGGGCGGGTTATACTCAGATTTATCAAGACGGAATCAATGAAAGTTTATTGACTTTAGAGGTTCAGTTTAATAATAGAGATGATAGTGAGGCTTATGCTATACTGCATTTTCTTGAGCAGCATTACGGATGTATACCTTTTATGTTTTCTGCTCCAGCTCCATATGAAGCTCCTCACAATTTTGTGTGTCAAGAATGGCAGCATATATATAATTACAAAAATAATCATAGCATAAGGGCTAGATTCGAGCAGTATGCTATTGATTTAAATAGCGATAAAATTATAGACAATGAAACTCCAGCTTCTCAAGCTCGCGCGGAAATTATAGTCAATAAAACAATAAACTTCTCAAGCAGAGACGACGAAGAACTAATTGAATCCTTGGGTGAAAAGGGGTACATAAGGAAGCAGGTAAATCTTAAGAATATTGGTGATTTAAGTGCAGAAATCAATCTAATATCTACCGATTCACTTAACGATGAATATCATATTCTTGGGCAAAATGATTTTGGGTCGAATTATTGTCCACAAGGTTTTTCTAGAGAAGATTCTATGACTGATAGTCAAATATCTGATATATATTTATCTATCATGGGCGAGGCGATGCTGGATTCATATTATATCGACAAGTCTAATGAACAGCAATGGAGGGTTGCTGATTTAGTGATCGCGATTTTAAATAGTCAAGATTTCTTATTAAAGAGTCCAACGAGTAAAGATATACAAATTATTTATCAAGACTTGATCGGGGAAACACCAACTCAATCAATTATAAATTCTCTTTTAAATGAATCCAGTTTAAATGAAGTAAGGCTAACAATCGAGTCTTCTGATGTTAGGGCTAATTTTTTAAGAAATAATCCGAAGGTAATCACTCAAAAAATAACAGGAACTGACAGAAAAATATGCATTCCTGATAATAAATTATCTGACATAGGATTGAATGGAATGCAGATTCAATTGAAGAAAAGAACTTTAAACGGCAGAGGATTTAAAGTTATATCTACAAATGAAAATTATTTTCAAAATAATCAAGGTATAATTATTCAAGAATCTAGTGGTCGATCTTTAGAATCTATTGATTTATATTTTGTCGATCAAAGAGTATTTGAGCTTTATTCTACTAACATTATAAGAGGAGGGGAAGAGGGATATATTGATTTATATTTTCAGATTAAAGCTCAAGCAGATAGTTTTTTAACTGACTCTGCGGGTAATGAAATATCTTGGACAGATTCTTTTGGACGAGAAAAGGGTTATATAAAAATAGGTCGGGGAATAAATTCTGTAGAAGGTAATTTATATATAGAATCCCAAGGCGATTCATTGGTATCAAGCCTTAATGCTTGGGTGAAATTTAATGACGAAACTATACAAGAAGAAGAAGAGATTTCTCCATGGTCTTACGAGAACGTTATAAATGCTCCATTTTTATTTTTGAACACACCTGGTTTTTATATCAATAATACAGAATTGCAACCTTCTGAGAATCGGGCTAGAGCAGTTATAGGATTTGAAATTGGACAACAAGATTTCAAAAAACTTGTTGGTTTGTGGGTTCCGTATGAAATTAAAGCTTATTCCGAGAATGGAGATTATGAATCTTACGTCGACTCTCAAGAAGGAGTTCTTGAGCTTTACGAAAATTATGTTGCTTCTGCAGGAGCATATCCTAAACCTAAGAAATTGTGGGGGTTAAATTATTGGTTTGAAAACGGAAAAGATCAAGGGCATACCCTTCCTCTGAGCGATGATAAATCTTCTATTGTTTTACCGAGAGGTTCATCTTATTACAATTCTTTAGATGATGATAGCGTAATTTTTCAAACTTCTTCGCATTATTATGATTCAATAGAAAAAGATTTTTCAAGCAAGCCTTTAAAGTTTAACACTCAAAATATATCCTCTGCAAATACCGAAGATCATACATTGATAGAAGTTAGAGAAATACCTCAAGCTGAACTTCCTAATGGTTATACTAAGGGTTACGCACAGAGAGGTTTAACTAAAATTACATCTAGAGTTCTAAATTCTTCTTTTATAGAATCATTTATTGATAGTGATTCTCAATTCTTGTTTGCGGAAATATTATGTTGGCTTGATAATTCAGTAGAAAGTTGCGGTAATATTGAGTTTTCTGTTTTAAATTCTATATCAGAATATGGTATAGTAAAAGCCAGTAATAATAGATATAATGTTGTAAAAAAAGCTTACGCTGTGTCTGGTCAGATATACGATATGGTTGAAAATTCATCTATAGGCTTTGATAAAATTATCCTTCTGGGTCAAGGAGGTTATCATTTAGAGTCATTTAGTAGAAATTTATGGGATAAACGTGAAATATTTATCGAACAATCAGTCTTCGATGAAGCTATGAATCCGCTAAGTTTAGAAGAGATAGAGCAAGTTGATTACAGAATTACTATAGGATCTGATGTTTTAGCTTATACAATTAGGGATGAAAATGTATTGTATATAACTAAAGGAATAATAGAATTAACGGAGATAGATGTATCTACAGGTTGGACTTTATCTAATGCTGAATATGAATGGAATAAAATTATTAATCCTACATTTGGCGAAAGTAAGGTAAAGAAAATGGTTTATGAAAATCAATCGTGTTTAAAGGCTTGGGCGCATGTTCTTGATCGTACAAGTTTTAATATCGTATCTGACATATATAAAAGCACATACCCAGAATTAAATTCCGAGTATTATTCACTTCAAAAATCTTCGCTACCTCAAATACTAAATAAAGGATTAGAGGTTGATATTGATTTTAAAACAGAACTTAGTGAAGATCATAAAAAGGAAATACAAGATGCGGTTTCAACTTTAGAGTCTATTGTTCAAGATGAATTTTCCATAAATCTTACAGTTCTAGAAGATCACCATGGTCGTCTAGGCTCTAGTATTGAGAGTCAGAATGTAGTTAAGATTACCCATACAGAAAAAGAATTTTTAAATAAAGGTCTTGCTCATTTAGATAGATCTAATTTTGTAAAATTATATGTTGGTGGATTTGAGTCTTATGTTATTCCTGATGATAATTATTTTGCGAGAAGAATTTCTGCTGTAATGACTATTGACCCAGAAAAAATAAATAATGCGGAATATAATCAAATTGTTAATGTTAATTATGATGCTTCACAACATACTCCTGTTTATTATACTGTATTGCATGAATTGATAAATATGCTAGGTGTAGGTTTTCTTTGGTCTCAAAATAGAACTTGGTGGAAAGATGATGCGAATGTTGATGCAGCTTATAATTTATCAGAAAATAATTCTTCAGTTTATCAATATATTGGTGATAATGCGGTGCTGAAGTATCAAGAATTACTTCAATCTTATAGTCAAGAGGGGATTGTTTTTGATGTCAATGATTACGAGAGATATGTTGATGAAAATCCAACTGTTTTGGATGCTTATAATGCTTACCTGGCTGAAGAATCAGAAGAAGAAAAGCAGTCTAAAATAGAGTGGGGGTTAAATCACTGGAATGCCGAGGGAAGCTCTAATACAGAACTTAATATGCCTACTAATAGTCCACTTTCTGATTTTTATAAAGATAAAATTCCTCTGACTGATTCTGGTTTATATTTAAGGTCCGAGGTTCGCAATGTATCTAACGAAGGAGTTGATAAAATACAACCAACATTTCCTGGGGAAATAGGTACTGATTTTGGTTTGATAGCTAGGGCTCCAGCAGTTCCTATAATTAATCAAGGTGCAGCTCTTTCTGAAATATCTATTGGAATGCTAAAAGATTTAGGTTATAATGTTAGTTATGGACCTGCTAGACCAAGTGACGATCAATATCTCCGGCCTAGTATTAATTTAAAATGAGTAAGTCTTCTTCAAATTTAAATAAGCAAGTAATATCTATTACCCCAGATGCTGTTATTGATTTATATGAAATTGATTTTAGCAATCTGCAGAAAAGCCTTGAGTTTTTAAAGGACGTTTACTCTGTTAACGTGAACGATGAGCCTGTGTATAGATTTTGTCCAATGATCAATGGAACAAACCCTTTGGTATGGCAGGGAAATTCTTATCAACCGCTACCAATTAAGATGGAAGGTTTTGAGTATCAGGGGGAAGGTAAATTACCTAGGCCTAAATTAACAATAGCTAATCCAGAAGGTTTATTTTCTAAGATATTATATGCCAATCAGGATTTTGTTAATTGCAAGGTTACAAGAAAAAGAACTTTTGCTAGGTTCTTGGATAATCAAAATTTTGAAGTTTCATCAAGGGGCGTTAATGATCAAAACAGGAATGCTTTTGGGAGGAGTGACGATGCAGCTCATTTTCCTGATGATATATATTTTATAAACCGAAAAACATCTGAAGATAAAAATTCTATTCAATTCGAGCTAGTGTCTGCGCTTGAAATGGAAAATGCTTGGATTCCGGCTAGACCAATAATCGCTAACCATTGTGTTTGGACTTATAGATGTGAAATTGGATGTAATTATAAAGGACTTCCTATAGAAACTTTAGAAGGTAAAAATTTAGTTAGAGATTTAAAGTATAATTCTAGCGCCCAAAATTCTGAATCTTCTGATTTGAATCTTGCTTCATATGGAAAAGTTGACGCTCAGAGATATACTGGCAAGGGACAATTGTTGAATGCCGTGCCAGAATGGTATAAATTTGGCCATAGATATGAAGAATCTTTTTCAGGAGGGAATACTATAAGGAATTTTATTAAAGGTACTCAGGAAAATCCAGAAGGATATTCTACTGGAGATGTTGTTCAGATTATTAATCATAATTCAAGTAACCCTTATCTTAATATTCCACAGGTATTTGTTTGTATAAAGAGTCATAGAATTGCTAGTGATCATCATCCATTTTTAGACACAGAATATTGGTTAAAAGATGAATGTTCTAAAAGCGTTAGTGCTTGTAAAAAAAGGTTTGGGAATATTGAGGAATTAAGAGGGTTTAACTCTATAGCTGGAACAAAAAATCCTGAAGCTATAACTCATGAGTCAACAAATCTTCCTTTTGGGGGTTTTCCTGGTGCAGAAAATAATCCTTTCGTGTGAATGATTTGTGATGATATACTTTCTCAAATAAGATTATATGCTAAGTTGAAACCTAGTGAGGAATCTTGCGGGGTGATATGCAGGGAAGGATCAAGTTTAAAGTTTTTAGGATGTCAAAATTTAAGCAATTATCCTGAGGTTCACTTTAGGATTAATCCTGAAGTTTTAATTGAAAATAATGTCGTATTTATTTATCATTCTCATGTAAATGCCTCATCTTTTCCTTCTCCTTTTGATATAAAAATGTATAAACAATTATGTATTCCTTTTTTAATTTATAGTTTAAGGGATGATGATTTTTACATATACGAAAAATAAGTGTAAAAAGAAATAAGGTTTAAGGTGAAAAGTATATATTTACATGGCAAGCTGGGTAAGCAATTTGGTAGAAAGTGGACACTCAATGTGGACACTATTCCCGAAGCTTTTCATGCCATAGACTGTAATAAAAATGGTTTCCTTGATGCCGTCGTTGAATCTTTGTCTGATGGAAATCAATATGTTCTACTAAAAAAAGATATAAATGAAATAAATAGCGAGGAAGATTTAGAAAAAAATTTACTAAAAGAAGATGAGGTAGAATTAAAAATTAAGAATCAAGAAATTCACCTTGTTCCTTCTGTAGAAGGAGCTGGTCAATGGATTGCCGCAAAGCTTGCAGAGATTGCTTGGACTAAGCTGATAGTTCAAACTGTCATTATGGTTGCAATAAGTTATGGTATTGCTGCATTAATGAAGCCACCTGAACCTCCTAAAGTTACAAGCTCAAGTATTAATACTAAATCTTATGTATTAAATGGTGCAGAAAATAGGGTTTCTCAAGGTTCTCCGGTTCCTTTGGGTTACGGCAGGTTGCGGATTGGGTCTAATGTAATTGGCGCAAAAAGAAAGTTTAAAAATCTAGAAAAACATGAAAATAAACATGCACTTGAGTCTTTTTCCGAAATAGAATATATGGATCTCCTGTGTGAAGGACCTATAGTTGGGTTTGTTGATGATATGGGTAATCCAATTATGGATGCAGAAAATTATGATAAGGCTGTATTTTTGAATGATGTTCCTGTTAAGAATAATCAGGGATTATATAATTATATTTTAACAGAAAATTCAAAAGAAGATCATTCTGATATTATAAAAATATCTCTTGGGGAGCAAAATTCTTTTGGAGCAAAAAATCTATTTGGCGGCGCATCTTATTCTAGGCAATATGATACTTTATTGATCGGGCCATCTCCGTATGTTGATGGCGTCAATTATCAATCCAAGAGGTGCGAGAGGCTTAATTTAAGCCAAAATGAAAGGAGAAATTTTCCTTACAATATATCAGGTATGAAGGATATTGATTCATCAACAGAGTTTAATGAAATAGAGTTCGCCAAAGAAAATGGGGCAAGAATATTTTCTCATATTGTTACAAACACAAATGTTACAGAGGTTGATATTAATTTGAAGCTCGAAATGAGCCGAAGGAACAGGAAAGGTGATAATTTTTTTAATTGGTGCGACTTTGTTATACTTGTTCAGTCCGCAGGAAAAGAATATAATGTGCTGGATCCAGATTCCGGGTGCGTTTGTCTGTTTAATAATTTAGAAATCGAAGATTTTTCTGCAGAGATAATAACTGACGGAAGTCTTAATGATAATCCTAAATATCAATTTGGAAAAAAATATTGGGAAAAACTCTCTGCATCCGAGCAGCAGGCTGTAAATTTTAAACCTATATATAGCGATCAAAATATTGACTCTGATGAGGTGATGAAGTCTTATGAGATGTTTGTTCAGAATAATCCTGGGGTACTTGAAAGATATCAGCGTTATGTTTTTGATAGAAAATATTTTCAAATAAGAGGAATTTCTACGGGAGTGTACGAGTTTTCAATAAATATAAAATTTGAGTGGAATAAAATAACTGAGAAATTAAATAATGGGATGACTTTTAAGGTTATAAAATTAAGCAATGAATATGATCCTACTGCATCGACTCCAGATAGTGAGGTGGAGACAAATCCAGGAACGAATGGTGAAAACATGAATCAAGTTGGTAAAATTAATGTAGAACCCTTTGAGAGATTGGATTCTGTTTATAACGCTTTGGATGGAATTTTAAATAAAAGAACGCTTTCTGTATCTTCTGTTGCCGAAAAAATAAATGAAAACTTTTATTATCCAAATAGTGCAGTTGCTAGTTTAAAGTTTGATTCAAGAAATTTTTCTTCTGTACCTGAACGGTCATATCATGTCAAGATGAAAAAAATGCTTGTTCCATCAAATTATGATCCTTTTACTCGTAAATACAAGGGAGCTTGGGATGGATTGTTTAAGGGGCAAAGTGACGGAGAATCTATATATTCAGTTTCTGATAATGATAAATACTGGAGTGATAATCCTGCTTGGATATTTTATGATGTATTAAGTAATCCAAGGTTCGGGGTAGCAAAATATGGATTGGAACAATATAATATTGATAAATGGCAGCTATATAAAGTAGCAAAGTACTGCGATGAATTGGTTGAGACTGGTTATTCTATTGAAACAAAATCTTCAGTCCCGAGAGCTTTTCATACAGACAATGTTGTTAATTATCAGGATGGTATATCTGAGGAATATGGATATATTACCATAAAGATTGAAGATTATTTTTGGTACCTAAATGAATCTGGAGCCGCCAAATTCTCTGAAAAAAGATTTTTAAGTAGGGATTACATACCTCCAGGAATGAGTAGTCGCGATCAGATAATTACATCTGTTAATATAGATAATGTTTTTCAAGATATATTTGGGCAAGGGGCTACTTCTTCTGAGGTGGAGAGGTACGCTGATAAAAATGTAACTGTCGAGCTTTTGATATCTTTTATATTATCTTATTCTAACGAGGAATTGAGAATTAGAGCTACAGAATTGTTGTCAAGTAATGGGGGAACGCCTACAAATTCTGAGATTAAGGATAAGATTTATTCACTTGAAGAAGAAATTGCTATCAAAACCTTTTCTGTGTACGATTTTAAAAAAGAATTTGGCGATGGAACTTCTTTTAAAGGGAAGAAGATAGCTTTCTTTATGAATAAACATCATTTTGATGAATATAATGATGCAATTAAACAAAATATTCAACAAAAGTCTTGCTTGAGATCTGGGTACTCTCATATAGAAGAAAGAATTATTATCCGCACCAACGCTTCCGAAAGAACCGTAACCGTGTCTGGGCCAAGTTTGGATATTGAGGGTTCATATATATATAAAGATGGTAATAAATATTCTTTTGGAGGGTGCGCCGCGCAAATAAATTATCCCACAGTTGAGCCGAGATTTACTAGCAATATCTACTTAACTGATAAGAGTGAAGCATTAAATACATTAAACGCATTTAGTTCTGTCTTCAGGGGAATGATAGCTTATTTTGGGGGGCAAGTGAGTGTAACAATGGATTACCCTAAAAAACCAATTAAATTATTTAATAATTCTAACGTTCATGAGGGGGGATTTACTTACGCTGGAGATTATAAAAGTAAGAAATTTAGTAGCGCAGTTGTCAAATTTAATAATAAAGAAAAATCTTTTAGACCTGATATGGTATTTGAGGAGGACCCTTCGCTTATGCAAAAATTTGGATTTTCAGAGAAAGAGAGTATAGGTTTTGGTATAACTTCTAGATCTCAAGCGCAAAGGTTAGCGAAATGGATATTATTTACATCAAATCTTGAAGGGGAAAATATTAAATTTAATACATCAATGGAAGCTAATTACCTTGTTCCAGGATCTATTTTTGAAGTATCCGACGAAATGAGATCAGGTAAATACAAGAGTGGTAGAATCTTAGGAACTGGATTATATAGAACAATAAAAAAAGGTAAATCGATAAAAATATTTGATCCATATATAATAATAGATAAACCTGCTTTAACATTGGGAGGACTTTCTAGGGTCGAGATAACAATTTCTTATGGAGCTAGAAGTGAAAGTTTTCAAAATATTGAGGCTAGATCTATAGGAAATACATATGAATCTGACGAAGATCAAGACGTTGAGATAGAAAATATAAATTCTCCTCAAATAATAAAATTCGAGGGCACTTTGGATTTGATCCTCGACAAAGAGGCTTTAAGTGTCGTTTCGGAAAAAACTATTGTCGGTAATCTAATATTAAAAAAGCAATTCACTGTATCTATTGATGAGAATTTAATTCTTTTATATCACCACGAATTTAGTGAAGGTGAAAGGGTTAGGTTTGTTAGTGATGGAACGCTTCCTGCGGGTATAAGTTCCAGAAGAATTCATGAAGAGGCTTATTTTGTTAGAAACCCAACAAAGCATAGCTTTCAATTATCAAAAGAGCAAGACGGTAATATTTTAAATATATACAGTGAAGGTTTAGATTCCTTAAATAATCCGGGAGGTATACATTATGTATGTCCAGAGAATATAGATTCAGAATCTCACTTTACGATTAATGCCTTGAATCAAATATCTGAAGGATCAACTTACTCTTTAAAAAGTTATATTAATTCTGGTATAGAAAATAATGTCAATGAAGATTATTTATCTTCTGCTGAATTAAAATTGATTGGCATTGAGAAGGACTTTGTGGATTTTAAAAGCTGGACTATTTCTAAATTTTTTGGTCAATTGTATATCGCCTCAAGACAGTGGGCTTTTGTTAGGAATTTAGGTTGGACTTATATTGGGGAAGTGTTAACTAAGGGATTGAATTATAATTTATATTTTTATGTAGAAAATATTGGGTGGATTTTTGTTTTATCTGAGGAAGATGCTAATTTTTCATCACCTGCAACTGGGGGATATTTCTTTTTTATTAGTAATTATGAAGGACATGCAAATATAAGTCCGTGGATTTTAAATTATAAGAATACAGATAATGAAATTAATCGTTTATTTGTTTATCATAATGACATAAATAATTTTCCAGCATATTCAAAAGTTGATAATAACCCCATTGGTTATGTAGATGAAAATAAAGCTATATATTTATTGGATTCTAATGGTTCTGCGATTATATCTGATTCAGTTAAATTAAATCAACTATGGAATTCATCAAGTTTAAAGTTGACAAAAAATCAATACCTATCTTTACCCAATGAAACTCGAAGTGTTGAAGAAGATGGAAAGGATAGCTTTTACTTGGGTAAGGATTTATTTAAACTTGGATATTTTAATTTGGGATACAATTCAAGATCTTCCAACGAAGGAATGAAGATGCAAATTACTCAACTTCAAGCTTCTGGTTTTATGCTTGGGTTTTTGTCTGAATCTATAGATGATTTGGATGAGCCTGTTACAATTTTACCTATTTTGGGTGAAGAGTCATCATCTAATCCAGGTCTCAAGTTAAGCTCAATAAAGAATTTTTTCGCAGTTGATAAATATACTTCTGTGTCCGGACTGGACTGTATTCAACTCGAGCTTGAGGTTGGTCATAATTTATTATTAAAAGAAAATTTAGATATAATAATTGAGGGAGTTACTCAATCAAGTCAAGACTTACAATTTAACTCTTTAATTAATTCTGAATGGGCTACAATATATGTTGATGAAGATAAAATCGAGCTTGTTGATTCTATATCTTTAAAAGATGTTTTGGATTCCGAGCAAGGCACAATCAATTCTTTCGGTTTAGTGCGTCATATTTCTAGCTTGAGTTCTGAAAATCAAATATATCTAGATAGAAAATTGTACCGTGTAATAAGAATAAAAGAAAATAGTGAAAATAAATTTGAAATTATAGGCAGTGAATATAGCCCAAATAAATTTGATGCTATAGATAAAAATATATCTGTTGTTAAACCTTACTTACCTATACCTCCTCAAGCGGATATGGCTGTTCCTGATCCCCCTGAAGAATTAGAACTTTTTGACTATACAATTAGAGACGTTATAAAAATTTAAAATGAAATCAACAGCATTAGGAGTAAAATTTTTGGTTACAGATTTATCTGTAAATTATCAACTTGTTGGTACTTCAGATAATTATTCTTTTCAATATGATCTTGGTAAAGGTTCTTCTTTAGTTGAGGAGGTTTACGAAGAATATACTCATAGGGTGGATTTAAAGGGAAATTATGGAAGTTTTAATGTTAGGGTTTTCGCGATAAATGATATAGGTATACGATCACAGTATATAGAGCAAACTATTTCTATATCAGCTCCGGAATTCAAATCTACATTTTCTTTTAATAATTTAAATAGTATTGTTGATCTTGGTACTGCTAATAATTTAATCGTCTCATCTCCATCTGATCAGGATAATAGTCTTATAGTTAATGCTAGTTTTGTTGGAAGAAGCTTATTAATAAATTGGGAACTTATTGCTCCGCCAGGGCACTCAAAGGAGGGGCAGTCTTTATCTAAAGAACTTTTGAGTGATACATTTTTTGATAAATTTGAGATTACCATAAAAAATGGAGTGGATAGAATATTGATTGATAATGATATTTTAAACAATTCTCAAGGATTGCAAAATTATCTTTTGACCGATGATGTTGTAGGGGCTTTGTCTGATTATAGAAATTTTTCTTTTGAAATTACTACTCAAGCTTTTAATGATTTGGATCTTGATAGACAGTTTGCTATTGAAATAAAATCTTATGATTCTTACGGAAGGAGTTCAATTGCTACAATAAACTGTTCCAATTCTGAGCCTGAAATTTTAAACTTTACTGAATCTCTTAATTCTTCCTTGACTAGTTTTTCTTGGATAAATAGTGATGATGATTTTAGTAATGTAGTAGTCAAGTATTTATATGTAAAAAGTAATACAATTCTGAGTGATTATACCGATTTGTATAAGAGTGTAGAATACCTTAGTGAGATTGCAAGTGCTCCTGATTATGTAAGCTTAAATAATCATCTTTATCTTGTTGGTGAAAAATACTTGTATAGTGATGGTAATGTATATCAAGTTATTCAGGAACATACTGCGGATATAAATAAAAATCCATCAAACACTGATTTTTGGGAAAACTTAGGTCCAAAGATTGAGTTCTTTTATACAGATGAAAATCAAGTTGTTGATGGCTCTTTTAGTTTGAGCCAAGCGTTTGGTTTTGATTATTATTATGTTTTTTGCGCTTATGACGAATATGGAATTGGTCCAACTTATAATTTAACTAAACAAGGAATAGAAGTTCAGGGTGATGATGCTATATTAAGCCCCAAGAATTATGAGCTTAAGGTAGATAATCTTTCCTACAGAGAGAGGCAAGATACAATTGTGTTTAATTGGGATATTCTTGATGCTAATGATGAAGTTGTTGATATCGAACAATTGAAAATTAATAATTCAAATGCAAGCAATGACGTTCTTGGAATTCATGCTTATTTGTATGACGTTAATACTCAAGAACCTGTCTATGTGATAACTCCAGGTTTTAATTCTAAAAAGTTAGTGAATTCTGTTGCGGGGGACTCTATTTCTGATGCAGGACTAATTTCCACAAAGATGTTTAATGAATTTGAATACACAAGAGAATTAAATAATGCTATATATGGATCAAGTGGTTATCCTGCTAATGCCGATTACTTTGATACAGGAGTTATTTATACTCCTGCAAATGAAGATTGCGCTTTATCTAGTGGAGATAATTCTTTGCATAAATCAATAATTAATAACTCATATATTTTCCCTTATGTAAAAATAGATTATGAAGAGTGGGATAGTAATGTAACATATTCTTCTGGTGTTGATACTGTATCTTATGAAGGACAAATATATGTTTTGTCTCAAGATTTTGGCCCTCAGAGCGATATTGTCGAAGGATTTTATAATAACAATGATTCTTATTTATCCAATAAATTTGTTGTTGCTCCTGTGCTTAATGAGGTTTCATTGTTTGACAGTGCTCAAGGATATAATCAAGGAGATTACGTATACTATAATGCTAGACTGTATTTATGCTTGCAGGATCAAGCGCAGGGGAGCTCTGTAATACCTTCTATAGCAAACCCTCTTTATTGGCAACCAAAATCAATAGGGTCAGATATATCTTTTGCTTTATATAAATCAAAAAATGATGTGCTTGCAGGAAGTCCGCTTTTACCATATCAGGATACGGATAATTGGGAATATCAGAATCCCACTAATTGTCCAACTCACTTCTCCCTTTTGATTCCGTCGTACGAACTGGATTTAAATGAATGGGGTACAGGAATTAACTTTCTTCAAGGACAATATACTGTTTATAAAAATGATTTATGGATTGCTACTGATTCAAGTGGGCCTGATACTGATGTGGGTTTTTTGGAGCCCGATCAAAATTCTGATTATTGGACTAATACAATAGATGGTGATCAAGATATTAGTACTAATCATTCTTTGGGTGATTTAGTTTATCATAATAATGTAGTTTATAAATGTCTTGCTGATAGTCCAACTGGAGGACCTTTGTTTGCTGATAGTCTAGAAAAAGATTCCGAGTCTTCTTATATACAGTCTCAATGGCAACCTTTCTGGGAGAGGAATTTTGATTATATAGATATACCCTTGAAGCATATTGCAATACCTGAAAGCGGGAAAAGAAGTATTGGATTACAAGTTTCACTTTTAGATGTAAATGAAAATATTTTATCTTCTGGAAGAATTGATGCGGAAAACCCTGCCCCTTATATTTTATATGATGATTTTAATAATACTGATGGTTTTGTTGATAGTGTCTCTGAGACTACAAAAGTAAAATTTAATTTTAAATATGCATTAGATTTTCAAGAAAAAACTACGAAAGTGTTTTTGTATAGATCTAGTGTTCAAAATTTTAATATAACCGGAAGCGATGGATTGCCTTATTCTAATCTTCCTTCTGAAAGTAATCCAGACTCAACTCTCGCTAAAATTATCATTGGTCAGGGTGATGCATCTTTCGGTGAAAATATTACTTTTATTGAAGATTCTCCTCCACTTGCCGTTGTTCCTAATTATGAGAAATATGTTAATGATAATCAAGATATATTTCAGCAATATATAATAGAAGATCCAGATCAAAGTAAGGAGGATTGGGGGGCTGATCATTGGTTGAACCAAGGACAGTCGGAAGGTTATGATTTACCTACAAAAAATACAACCACAGGTTACTATTATAAAATATTACCTTTTGATGATTTTGGTAGCGGAGTAACGCATACGGTGAGGGAAAGTGGCCGCGAATTAATAAATGTTTTTCCTAAAGATTTTCATAACAAAAATGAATACGCATCAAATGGCCCCGTTGTTGGCGCAGGTTTAACACTTGCTGAAGGCGCAATTCCTTTTGCTGTTAGGAATTTATCTGGTCAAACTGCTTTTGAAAATTTCTTCCTTAGTTGGTCGACAATTGATAATGATATTGACTTTTTTGAAGTTTGGAGTAATAAACCTGGTTATTCAGAGAATGAATCTCTTGCATTAATAACAGGTAGCGGGTCTTTCACTGGTTTTTTACAGCAAGAAAATAATACTGGATATCGGAGGACAGATGGTGTTATCTATAGCGTTGGAGATGTACACCCAAAAGAAGTTGTCGACCAAGCCTGGAGGATTAAAAATGCTGAAAGAATATTTGAAGTGCCTGCTAGTGCTAAATTTATAGAAACTGTTTATCCAGGATCCAAAGATGAAACTAGAAATTTTTGGATTAGAGCTGTAGATTTCGCTGGAAATAAAGGTCCTTTTACTGGAGCAGCCTTAACTGAAGGGGATAATATTTCTGGATTATCTCTAAGCTTGGAATCGATTAGCGCAACAGATGTGAGTGATTTTGAAATATCTTTGACTGAAAGATTTACTAACACTATAGGCCTGGAGCCAAATAATCCTTTTCAAAATAATTCTCCATCAAATGGGCAAATATCTTGGGATGCTCATACTTTATATTTCAGGGGTTCTGAGATAAATATTTCAGGCAATAATAATGGTCTTGGAGATGGATATGTTTGGTGGCAAACAGGTAATGAATTTTATAACACAGGGATAGAGCATCCAGCTAATGTTCAAGATGGAAGTTTTAATGATGGAGACTTTATTATAGCAAGAAGTCGGGGAGGGGTAGCTACTCCTACGTTTAATGTTTTTGCTAACGCTTTAATTGGTACAGCGAACATAGCAGAAGCTGCAGTGGATAGTGCGAGAATAAAAGATTTAACCGCAGACAAAATACTTGCTGGAACAATATCTGGGCAGGATATAACATTATGGTCTACTTATGGAGAGCAAGGAGCTATAAGAACTAGAGGTTTTTATGGTGTTGATCATGAATATGATAGAAGCGGTTTTTTATTAAGTGGAGATGGAACCTTTGCTTTTCAAGCCGGAGATAGTAGTTTATCTTTACAGAATGACACTTTAACACTTGTAGGAAATATAAGACAAAGTGATGTTAAGGATTATGATTTTATTGATATTAATGTTGTTCCTGGATATTTTAATTATATAGAAGCAGATGATGGTTTTGTTCTGCAAGATGACTCGTCTGTAGATATTGAGGTTTCTTTTAGGAACTCTAGACTTGTCGATTTGGATCAAGATAAAGTTTATTTTAAAATGGAGTCTATTGTTGGTGGCCAATCATATAAAGTCTTTGATTATCAAGAATTAGAATTTAATCAAATTATTAGTGGATTTCAATATCATACATTCACGAGAAAAGAGGATGGCTCTATAGTTGTCAATGCGACATTAAATGGAGGATTCTTGGATGCTGAGGATGGATTTCATGATATTATAACAAGCCCTGTTCCTGGCACAACTGGAGACGCTGTAGTTTTATACGTATCAGGAGAATATTCTGCTTATGAAAAATCTTCAACAATAACAAGAGTTATAGATGGTAAAATAGGGATTGATGGAGAATCAGCAAAAACCGTAAAGCTTGAAGCTACTGATTATTCAATTGTATATGACGACAAGGGGCTTTCTCCAGAATTTAAAAGTGGGCCGAATTCTACTCAGATTCAAATCTCTGCAGAAGCTTCTAATTTTTACTCATCTCCCCAATATCGATTTACGAAAGATGGAGTTGTTTATTCGTGGGGCACAACCAATATTTTTAATTTGGGTGCGCCAGATTCGTGGAGTCAAGGAGCATTTGTAATAAAAGTAGAAGTTAGAGAGGGTTCCTCTGGAGGTGCATCCGCTTCTGATTCCATTTCAATCATTCGGGTTAAACAGGGAGAAAACGCACTGGCTGGAGTTTTAACCAATGAGAATCATACCATAAGCGCAAATAAAGATGGAACATATGATGATAATCAATTGGAATTGGCAGGAGGAGAGTTTCATCTATTTTACGGAGGTGAGAGAATTGAAGCAGGTAATATAACTTTCGGTGGCAATACATCAAAGAATGGTTTATCTATATTGATCGATGACGGCACCTATTCATTAGATGGAGGTTTATGGAGCACAAACACTGAAACTTTTGATATTACAGCACAATACAATGGAGAAACTATCACGAAGAGATACTCAATCAGTAAAGCTAGACAAGGTATCGAAGGAATCAATGCAAAAAGTGTTAGAATCAATGCCGAGTCGCTTGTTTTTAAGAAAGATAAGGATAATGGCTCTATTTCGCCAGAAAGAATAAAATTATCCGCAGAAACACAAAATACTTCAAGTTCTAGTGTCACATGGAGTGGATCAGATGAAATTTATATTGATTCATCCGGACAAACAAAAGTTGATTCTCCTAAAGTCAATGTTTGGGTTGGTCATGCAGATTTATCGACGAATGTAAAAGTTACAATAACTGCAACAATTGATGGGGTATCTGACTCTACAACCCTCATTCTTGTTGAAGATGGCTCTAATAATGTTCAAGCAGTACTCAGCAACGAATCGCACACACTAACCGAGTCGTCTGATGGAAGTTTTGATCGGTCTGGATCAGGTACAGATATTCAAGTTTTTGATGGAAGCAAACCGCTGACCTATACAACTGGAACTTTAGTTGAAGGAAAATTTACAGTGAACGTTTCACGAACTGGTGGTGTTACTGAAGGTACAGCAGGTTCAAGCGGTGATAAATATACAATTGGGAATCTGAGCGCAGCTACTGGCCCAGGAACATTAACTTTTACAATAACCGCTAAAAAAGGAAATGGAGAAACTGTAACTATCACCAAGGTCCAAAGTTTTGCTGTTTCAAAATTTGGGGAGGATGGGGATCCAGGCCCCGCAACTCCATATCGAGGAGATTGGTTAATAAATAAAAACAAGTTATCCGCTGGCCAAGAAATAACGTACGAAAAAAATGACAGTAGAGCAGATATTGTTTTTTATGATGATGGTAGCTCAGGTAATAAATATTGGATGTGTAATACAACCCATGATGTATCAACAGATACATCTTCATTTGATAAAGCTTTATGGGATACTTTTGGGGTTACATTTTCCAGCGTAGCTACTGATTTATTGTTATCTGAAGATGTGGTTGTTACGTCAACTATAACTGTTGGTTCTTCGGATGCAACTCCTCCTTCATATTTTAAATTTGATGCAGATGCAGGAAGATTAGATATGAGAGGAGCTGTGGTCAATAATACTATAGCCGAGGATGTTGGGTTTAACTTGAGTAGTTTGATCATACCTGGAAATATTCGAATGTATCCAGGAGAAAAAATAATATACGGAGCTGTTGGAACTACTGATTTTAATGAATATTTAGCTGGACATTATCAGGTTAGACTTGTTCAGGGTGGTGATCAACAAGTTTTTACAATAGAATCAATAACAAATTCAACAAAGTTGCAAGTCAAAGAGGCTTCATTGTATACTTTTGGCGCAGCTACTGCTTATGTAGAAACAGCTGTCGCCACCTTCTTGGGGGGAGGTTATAATAATGAAATCAGTCCGTTTCCTCTTGCTGCAGGAGGGTATCAATCTCTTGCTTCTTGCGTAGTTGGTGGCGCTTATAATGATATAACTGGAAGATTTTCTTTCATTGGTAATGGTTTTGAAAATGCTTGTGGAGATAATTTCTCTGCTATTGTTGGGGGTTATCAAAATAAAATGCCAAAAGTTGATTCCGCTAATCAAGGTGCAAATTTTATTGGCGCTGGTCAAAATAATATTATAGATGGCGGCACTAATCAAAGTATACTTGGTGGAAGTGATAACCAAATAATAAACAGTTAAAATGGCGGATTTATTGGCGAATGTAGTAAAGGATCCTGATGGAGGATTGTACTCAGCAAGAGTGTTGGGCTCTCAGGGTCAAGATTGCGCGCTTGATGAAAATAATTATCTTACAAATACATGTTTATTTAGGTCGGATGATCAATCAATAAATGATAAAATGATAAAGACTAATGGGTATGGTTATTGGAATAATGCTATAAATGTAGAAGAAATTGATCTTGGATTTGAGAAAGGTGGGTGGGTGTATCATCAAAACTTGTATTGGATACACCTTAGTCCTGTTATGCATAGTGATTTAGATACAGTGGATATATGGTTTTATTTTGATAGTAAGAGTGTGGCGGAAATTGGCCATTTTGGTTGGACTTATTTTAAGAGGTCTAATATCTTAAGACATTGGGCTTTTGAAACTCAATACATAAATAACCACTCTGTGTTAGGAACTTTTTCTGAGGGCTATGGCGTTTTTTTATGGAGAGATGCTGGTGCTGATTCTGGGTATCATGCATTCATAATAAATGAAAATGGAAATATATTTGTTTCTCAAAAATTAAACAACTTGGGGGGTGCACCTGTTTCTTCGATTCAATATTATTCTTTTTAATAATGGCTTTAGAAAATCCTATATATAGTTCGGCCGTATTGGCTCTTGCGCAAGCACCACCAAGGGATTCTAGTATTGATTCCTTTAATAGTAATAATTTAATATGTGCGGGGAATCATTGTAAAATTAAGGATAGCAGGAGATGTACAATTTTAAATTCAGAAAGTCTTTACTTGCATCAAAAATATAATTCTCATTGCGTGGGAGTAAATTTTCAATTTTATGTCAAGCAAGCATATTATTCTGGAATAGTTTATAGGGTAGCCTTAAATGAATATTATGAAAATTTAATAACTTCAATCGACGGATCTAATTACATAAAAATAAAAACAAGAAATGGTTGGGTAAATTTAAAATTACAATATTCTGGAAGTTATTATTATGTAAACTATTACAGTTCTGAGGATTTAGCGAAAGAACGTGCATCTTTATATAATTTTTACTTAAGCAATACTTTTTATGTAAATTGCAAAAACGGGTTGAGCGTATTGAATGTATATTATTCTGAATGGAGTTCTGGAGAGGTTTATAATTACAGAGACTATGTTTATTATACTATAAGTGGCGGTGAAGTTGTATTGTTTCAAAGAGGTGGGGCTGCGCCTGGAACTTCTTATAATCCAAGCATTAATGAACCAGATGATGAATTGGAAACAATGTATTTTAAGGTGGTACAAAGGAATTTTAATCCCGCTTACTTTAGTAAAAGTATCGAAGTAAGGTATGCGAATGTCATGGAGTCCTGTGGAGATGTAATTTCAAACAATCTATCAGATATAAGATTGAAAAAAAACAGTTCAATTATTCATCAAGCCCTTGATTCGTTAAAAAAAATAAATCCAGTAAGTTTTAGTTGGAATGAAAGGCGGGGAGCGTTGAGAGGTAACGATATTGGATTAATAGCACAACAAGTTGAACAATATTTTCCATTAGCATCAAATACTAGATCTGATGGTGTAAAATCTATTGATTATAAAAAATTTATACCAATTCTAGTTTCTTGTGTTAAAGAAAAACAGAAAAGAATAAATAAATTAAAAATGCAAATCAATCAAATAAAGGATTATATATATGAGTAATAATGCAATTTTAGGGGGACATTTAAACTCTATTAATTATTCAACTAATTGTACTGTAATTAATGGCGCAAATAATTATATTTCTGGCGCAAATAATGTTCATGTGATTGGTGATAATGTAATTACATTAGGCGCTAATGCGGAAGGCGGATCTGCAGATAATGATGATAAGTTTTATGTTGGACTGATTAATGGAATGGTTGTAGATGGCCCAGTGCATTGTAGAGGTAATATAGAATGTGAGGCGGACATTATAGCTTTTTCTACCTCAGACGAAAGACTTAAAGACGATATTAAAAAAATACCAAATTGCTTACAAAAAGTTTTAAGTCTTGATGCTATAGAATTTGATTGGAATGAAGATTTACAAAAAACTTATAAGGGACGCGATATAGGTTTAATTGCTCAACAGGTTCAAGAAGTAGCCCCTGAGATAGTTGAAAAAAGAAACAATGGGTATTTAGGTTTAAAGTACGAAAAAATGATTCCTTTATTAGTTGGCGCCACTCAAGAACAAGATGAAATTATATCTGAATTAGAAAAACAAGTTGACCAACTTATGGATCAAGTTAACCATTTATAATCTTCATTAATATTCTAGAATCGGTTGGAGAAATGTCGCTAAAGTCGTTCCAATTTTTGGCATTTTCGTTTTGATATTTTTCACTCTTCCACCAATCTCTTAAGATAACTCTAAATTCTTCAAAGCTTGAGCAGTTTAATTTTTCTTTAGCTAAGCTTTCCACCATTGAATGAGGTGTGAGAGTTGGAGATGTGCTGCGATTTGACGGAGCTCCTCCAGGATTGTTTGATTTGTCAATCTCATCATCTCCAACGATATGTACATTCAAAAAGTTTCTAACGCACCTAACAAACGCTCTATTGCAGGCGATGGTTTCAAGAAATTTTGTGGCAAAACTACTTGTGTTGTCTAGGGTAGCATTTGCCATATCTTGAAATTCAACTGGTTGACCTCCTGTTTCATAATTCGGTAAAAACTTCATGTGACATATAACCGCAACATGATCAGGTTGGCATTTTACGACTTCATAGGATACATCTGTAAACCCCCTGAGTTTTGCCAACTCTTTGATTCCGCTTAACTTTATTAATAATTGATGATCTCCTAATCCTTGTATGCTTCTGGGCATATCTTTTTTGCGTAAATCAAACCATGATCGATTAGGAAATAAATGCTCGTCCTTTATCATGCTCCTCCAATTTACAGAGCCATCTTCTGCGAATTCATAATCTACATTGCTCAGTAACCCAAATGAGTTGCGCTGGAATTTACCTGGCCCGTCAGAATAATTTTTAGGGTATGATGTTTTAGTTTCTTTTGTGGTAACTTGTGATTCATATGTTACCGAATTGTCTGATGTTGATTCTGTTTTACGTGCCATGATTTTTGTCGTTATAAATTTTTAGGTTGATTGCGTCATCCCAAAACTCATCACAGTCAATGATTTTATCATGGTTTCCGGAGATTCCATGTTTCCAAGCAGCTTTACTTGCATAAAGCTGGCTTTCTGATGCGATGACTTGAGCGCTTTTATAACGACTATTATTGCATATTTTATCATGATTGTCAATATCTTTTTTTGTTTTTTGTTCAAGAAAATGTAAGTCCCATTCAAAAAATTTTAATCTTAGATCATTGATTGTATCAGCGTCTTTGCATATTAGTTTTAATTTTATACCTAGTTTTTTGATTGCTTTAAAGAAATCGTCTGTATCATCGGGTTGTACAAAATAATTGATTTGATGAATGTTGTCTTTTACTGTATTAAGATAATCAACTTTCATGGGCTTGTCAAGGAAAATATTTACTTTTCTTTGGTATGCCCATTGGGCGATGTTTTGCTCGTCAAAATGTTCGTGGCCTAGAATATTTGCTGGTTGACCTGGAGCGAAGCTTTTTGGCATAACATGATTTGGAACGACCGCAAGGGATCCTACATGATATGCTTGTCCTATGTGTAATGTTTTAATTGCATTTAAATCATGAGATATATCAAGTAAATCAAGAACTGATGCTGCAACTTTTTCAGGCATGATGGTATTGATTGTTTTTGGATATTCTGAATCAGCAAAGGAAGCTTTTTTGTTGCCGCGATTTGGTTCAAGTAAAATATGATCATTTTTATCTCCCCAATATGGACCGCAACATTCTTTATATAATACGGAATATAAGCTTACTATTTTTTTATTGAAGCCTGATGCGACATGCGTACTGAATGAATCTGTTCCAAGATGCAGTAGAGAATTTTTAATTATGTACGCGGCTTGCTTGATTGTTGTTTGTCCTTGATGGTGTATGCACTTACTTATTCCGTATTCTTGTTTTCCACCTATCTGTACTATTTTTATGTTGTTCTTTTCTAAATAAGGATATAGAAGATTTATTACGTCATGGTAATAGTCGTATGTTTTTGATTGTATGCGATTAGTAGCATGAAGTGTTATATATTTATCTGCGGATACAGGAAAATAAGACACATCAATAAATGGTTTGTCTATCTTTACTCCACAAGAAAGTGCGTATTGTTCTACTAGGTGCATAATTCGAATTGTATTTTGTCTTTTGCGTTGTGCGTGAAGTTTACTATTCTTTGAGTTCCTATGAATGGAATGAATGCTATCTCAAAGTACCCAGGGTTATCTCCTTGTCCTTCCATGGCTGGAAGATTAGCAAGAGAGTCGTGATAAGGAATACATTTATGTATGTATGGATTTCCATCTAAAACTTCAGCATATTCAGGTCTGCAAGCATAGTATATATTTAATTCTGGATATTGTTTTTTTATGTTTGGTAGTAGTGAAGTTGAGAGATATACATCACCTATTCTTTCTGGCATAACAATCAGTAATCTTTTACCTTCATCTTGCTCATCGAGTAAATCTGCGAGTTCTATTTTTTTACTTTCTTTATTTTCTTTTTCCGCAACTTCTCGAAAGTATTTTAAAACATCTTCACGTTTTAGATCTGAATTTAATCTTTGCATCCAATGCTTGTGGCCATCTTCAAGTTCATTTGTTTCAACCTTTAGCATGTTTTTATAAAGGTCTTTTATCCACTCTGAATCACTTTCTATTTCGGGAGGTTTATAATCAGCATTTCTTTCTTCTTCTTGGAAATTGAAATCCCAGTCAACTTCAGGCATTTCATCAATAATTTTTTCTAATTGCTTTCCAACTTGCTCGATGCTATAATTTTCAATAACAAATTCTCTGGCTTTTTTGCCCATCTGCTTTGCTTTCTCAGGTTTCATTTCAAAGACTTTTCTGAGTTGATAAGCAATGTTCTTGGGGTCTGTACTTGCTTTAATGAATTGAGTTCCTGGTTCTCGGTATTCCGTCCAACTCAGAGGTAAACTGTTTGCCTCTGGGACGCAACAATCTTCTCCGCAGCTATAGTTTGTTACTAGAGTTATGAGTTCTGTGAGTTTAGCCTCTTGAATTGGTATTTCTTGCCCGCCACTTGTGAAAGGATGGCAATACACATTCATTAGATTATAAATTTCGTTTAGCTGAGATTCATCCACTCCAGCTTTGGTATTGGTTGTTACTTGGGATTTCTCTGAACCACAAAATTTACAATCTTGATTTTGACCTCGAAAAGGTTTGATTTCATATTCTTGGCATTTTAAACAAAAATAAGTTGTTAATATTCTTGATGGATCAAGCTCTTTTTCTTCGATCAATCTTGGAATGTCCCAGCCTTCTGCCCAGTGAGTATGTAATAGTAGTTTTGCTTTTGATGTGGGGTTTTGTTGACAAAATATTTTGAACCCTTCGAGTAAATTTGGTACGCTTTTTCGCAATTGGTTTCTGAATACAAAACCTATAATGAACTCATCTTCTGCGATGTTTTGTTTTTGTCTTAATTTTAATCTTTGTTCATCTGACATCCTGAAAAAATGAGAAGTATCAAGTGAACCTCTTAATGTTTTTACATGATCTTGGCCGATCGAGTTTAAGGATTTTTGAGCAAAGCTAGCCCATGTATAATAGTTCTTGATTTTTGGGGCTGACTTGATTGCGTCTGGAAGAATAGGGAGACTGTCTAGGGTCGTCCATATCATGCAATTTATCTTGTTCCACCATTTTTTATCTGTGTATCCAGAGAAAGCCCAAATGTCTTCTATACCTATATAGACGTCTGGTTTTTCTTGTTTTAAAATTTGATCAATAGTCTCTGATCCGTAACCTGCACTTCTTGCAAGTTTAGGGTCTTGATTTAGTTTTTTAAGTAACGAAGGATTATTTGGTAGTGAACCTTGAGCTTTCCAAGGTAAATTACTTAATGATGCATCTCCCCATTTTATTCCATTCGAAAACTCTACAAGATCATATTTTCCTGTTTTTTGAAGATATATTAATATATTCTTTGTATGCTTGCCGAAACCAGTAAGCGCTCGGCAATGATTGCTGTGAATTAAGACCTTTTTCTTTTTCATCAGAATGGAACATCTTCAGTGCCTTCCGAATTTTTTGATTCAGGTTTTTTATTGTAATTTGAGTTCTTGGATCGATATTCTTGCATTCTTATTTCTTCTTCTTTTCTTCTGTGTTCATATAGGACATTAAGAAAGTATCTGAAGAATTCGATTAAATTTTCTACTTCTCCTGGCTCAAGAGGGACTCTGAATGTTTGGGTTCCATTTCTTGTGAGAGTTATTCCGAAAGCAGGAAGTGTTACCCAGACTTCTTCACTGCCTTTTTTGATTTTAGATTTTTTATCCCAAGGAACGAATTTAATGGAAGTTTTATTGTCTTCATAAGCATGAAACGAAGAATATTCATTTCTATTTTTGAACGCACTAATGATTCCGCCGATTTCAAATTCTGTAAATTTTAAATTAATTTTCTTATCTGGGTCATTAGCATTACCAGAAAAGTTTGCAGTTTTTGTTTTATCATCCCAACTGAATTGTTGGATGGCATTGACGTATACAACCGGCTCTTTCTTTTTGTTTGTTCCGATTGTGAAGTTGAAGGCGCTACCTTCATTTTTACTGTTTGGTTTGTATAATGATAAGGACATAATAAATAATTAATTTAAAGATTATATCCTGTGATTGAATATATTCAACTAAATTTATCTATGTCATTTATATGATGGCACCAGTCTTCTTCTGCTCGTAGTTGATCATACTTTCTGTAGCTTGAGGTCCATATTCTGTTGGGCAAGTCTTTTATTCTTATTATATCAAAATGTTTTTTCATTAATTCTATAGATTTAGATTTATCTGCCACGTCGCGTTTTTTGAGTTTCGAATCAAAATATGTTTCTATGCTTGATATTCCTAGGATTTCTTCTGGTCCAAGCCTGCCAATTTTTTCGTATTTACATTTATTGAATGCGTGTTGAAAAATCTCTCTCATTCTTGAGGTTAGTCCTGCTACAATATGATCTGAGGGATGAAATTTTACTTGATTGTCGAATCTAAAATATATATTAGAAGTTATAATTTTAAACCATGTATTTTTTGAATCGCGATTTTGTTTGAGTTTTTTTATTATTGCGTCGAGGTTTGGGTAGCTTTCGTCGGATCTTAATTTTATTGTAAAATATGTATTGCAATGTTTTAAAGCATTGGATGTATTGTAGTATTGTAATATTATTGGGTTTTTTAAATGTGTTTTTTTAGCATAAGGTAATACATCACTGTATTTATTGATGATTATTTTTATGTCGTTTTTATAAGGATCAAGAAGAGATAGGTCGTCGGTATCCCAGCAACTGATTACAATTTGGCCATACTTTTTGTATTCAGATATGGTCTTGATGGATCTTTCATTTAGAGGGCCTTGTATCAATATAGAAAAAGTGTCTTCTATTGCTTCAAATTTAGGAAGCAAGGCCTTATAGAATTTAAGTAGCCATTTATTTGTTTTACTTACATGCGGTTCAAAGTTCACTTGAGGTAATCAGAGCACAAGCCAAAACAAATTGGACCGGCATATTCTCGAGCATCCTCAACAACAATAACACTTTTATTGCAAACTCTTTTTCCTGGGTAAGTCCATATAAAGTTTTTTGAAGTTAAAGTATGCTCATCGTTTTCGTGCCAGAAGTAATTTAAAACCTTGAACTCTGAAAGTATATCCATTGCTTCTAGGTTTTTACAATGTATCCAGAGTTTTTGATAATTTGTAACCAAGAACTTTAAGGGGCATGGGTTTTCAGCCTTATCATGCCCAAGCCATAATTGAGATCTAGCCCATACATCAACCTCTACATCGTAACCTAAATCTAGGGCTTCTTGTATGTACTCTATTGAATTTTCTCTTTTGGGGTCTGGTCCTGAGATGTTACCTCTGTGAGATATTAATATCATTTTTTAAAAAAGTTTGAAGATCTTCTGGAGTACCTAATCCCCACATTCTTTCGATATGAAAAGTTTTTACTCTTGCTCCTCTTAGTAAAGCTTCATTATAAACGGGGCAAACATAAAATTCATTATTGACCCTAATATTCTTTCTTATCATGCTCTCTGCGCATTCAACATAATCAGAACCCTTCTTCCAAAAATAAACTCCTACAGTGGCGTGATTACTTATAGGTTTCTTTTCGGCAACTTCAGTTACAAAACCTTCTTGATTCAATTTAGCATAACTCCACTTTGGGTGAGTTGATTCAAATGTTAGAATTGATCCATCTATATCATCAGCCATGCATGAATACATGAATTGATTACTTTCCCATTCAACATATTGATCCGAGTTTGCTAATAGTAGAGGCTCTTCATTGTTGATAAATTCTTTTGCTAGTAAGGTCGTACATGCTGCACCCTCGGTTATTCCTTCAACTTGAACTATTTCGCAGTCAGGGGAAATTAAGTTTAATGTATGTTTTAAAGAATATTTTTCGTAATGAGATTTTTGTACAATAAAAATATGACGCGCATCAACATTTAGATTTTCCACAACTTTTTGAATCATCGGTTTTCCGTTGACATCTATGAGTGGTTTAGGGAAAGTGTATCCTGCCTGCTCGAATCTAGAGCCTGCGCCCGCCATGGGTATCAATACATTCATTTTACCTCCTTGCCACTTGGGTGTGATTTTAGATTTATTTTCTGCATTTTTTATAGTAATGTTTATTTTATTGTATGTCAAGTCGTGAGAATCTTTTACTGCGCATAAATGACCTCCGCTTCTGATAGCTCCCTTTCTGCCTATATGAGAATCCTCTATGATGATGGTTTCATCTGGATTGGCTTTAGCTTTGAGCATGCATTTCATATAAATCTCGGCATTTGGTTTGGGGCGATCAACATCTTCATTTGAATATAAAAAATCTATGTATTCAAAGAAACCTTTTCTTATCAACATTAATTTTGATGTATCTCGAATGGAATTTGTCGCGCAAGCAATTGTGTAACCTTCAGATTTTAATTGTTTGATTATGTCTTGTATTCTAAAATCAACCTTGAATGAATCTATTTCTTGTAATGTTTTTTGTTGTTTGAGTTGCCAGATTTTATTGTGAGAGTCAATCGGTAAGCCTTTTTCTTGGGATAGTTTTTTTAGTTTTTGAGTTGTAGTTAATGCGTCGTATTTGCAAAGATGTTCCTCTTTACTGATGACATATTTTTGATCTATATCTGCTAACGCTTTATTTAATGAAATAAAATGTAAATCGCGCGATTCAACAAGTACGCCGTCAAGGTCGAATATTATTAATTTTATCATTTTATTAATTTTGTTTTAAGGTATCCGAATTTAGAAGAGCCTGTTAATGGTGAGTATTTGATGTTGTTCATTCTCAAGAACATGGTTAATATGCTTTCTGGAACTTTGCACATGTATTCAGGGTAACCTTCCATCCACATAAACTCGATTGTATCTTCAATCTTGTAGAAAGCATTCATGTATTTACTCATTGTTTCGACTGGCCCGATTGCTATTTGATCATTAATTTGGTCGGGAAGTATTGCTTTTTCGTAAACAAAACTAAATGCAATATCTTTCTTAAGCTCCTCTTCGTGGTCGTAAACTTTTAAGCCTTCATAAAAAGGAAGTTTTACATGCTTTCTTGAGATAGAATCTTTAATTTCATGATTCTTTATTCTATCATCAACTTGTAAATCAGGCCTTAATCTGATAACCAAATCATATTCTTTTGATGACGCTTTCATGTAATCATTGAGTACATTGAACGACTTCATCATGCCGAATGTCATTGGTTTGAGTCCTTGCCATGCGTTTATCGATTGATAATGCATTTGGGATTCATATCTCTTGTAGTCAAGAATACTGAATCTAAGGGGTTTGTAAAATTTTATGAATTTATTGTAATTCTCAGACTCCCATGTAAAAAGAAAGATGTCTGGTTTAAGTGGAATGAGTATATTTTCAAGAATAGAATCTTTCGCCTGTTCCCACTCCCCTAGTTTACCGCTAAAACATAAAGCTATCTTCATTTTTGAAAATCCCCCCTTACCAGAAGTCCACCCTTCTCTAATACAATTGTGTTTAATTTTGTGGCGGTTTTGTTGGAGGTTTTTCTTCTCAATATGTGTTTTTGTTTTGCCAACCTAGACAAGCTCGCCGAAATCTTTCCGTAAGACATACCTCCAAGATCACTGCCAATCTTTTCATTTGAGAAAAAGATGGTTTTGCCGTGACCAGCTTTCATTACAAGATAATTATAAACAACCAAGTCGTTTCCGATTAATTTTCCATTCACGACATCTTCTTGAACTGCAGTTGGTATCTGTAAAAATTTCCTCATGCCAATGATCATACATTAAAAATATTGTTTTGTCAAGCGTCATTCAAATAATTGTACATGCGACATTCAAATAATTGTACGATGTTAATGATATAGATATACATTAATATAATTTTTTATTATTTATATAAATATAAGATTTGACAATTAGCGGGAATTGTGATATAGTATTCAACATGAAGTTTATAGATTTAAGTGAAGATAAGTATTTCATGGTGAAATGTTCTGACTGGTCGGTCATCCTAAATGCTGAAGATGAAACCGAGGCCTGCACACAAGCCCTAAGAGAAATGCTTGAACGTCGGGGCAAGAATTTGAAATTGTCATCAGTAATGATATCGCATCAATTAAACGCAGATGCCTACGAGGATGAATTCGATGATCTTATATCATATCATTCCGTATCAAGAATGCTCGCAAATGCAGGAGAGCATGATTTATCCTCTAATGTTAAATTAATTTTCGGTGCATAATATGAAAGTGGTAGGAATTTGTGGTCTCGCTAGATGCGGCAAAGATAGCTTATTTTCAATGTGCGAAAATAGATTAAAGGATATGGGCATAAATTCAGTTAGGTTTGCTTTCGCCGACTCACTCAAGGAGGAGTGTAATGAGATACTAGAGAAATATGTCGGTATATCTGCTTTCACTGAAGTTACCGCCGAGAAAGAAATAATTAGACCTCTTCTTGTTACTTATGGAACACACATAAGAAGAAAAATGAATCCAAATTGCTGGATAGATAAAATTCAAGATAAGGTCATTGATAATATCAAGAATAAGAATATTGTTTTTGTTACAGATGTTAGATTCGAGAATGAAATAGATTGGATCCACCGAATCGGTGGGGAGTCAGTGCATATAACCAGAGAAGGTATTGTTGCTCCAAATCAAGAAGAACTCGAAAACGATCCTGTTTTAAGGAATAAATCATCTCATCGTATCGAATGGAAGGATTTTAAACAAGAGCCTGAAGAATATATATCGAATATTGTGGATCAAGTTTTACAATCTATATTATGAATAAAGATGTAACCGATTTAGAGCTAGTAGAGAACCTTCAAAATAACGAACACACGCAAGATAGTTTAAACCTGCTTGTTGAAAGACATAGTGGTATATATCTAGATATGGTAAACTCTTATGCAAGCCCAAATAATCCATTCATTGATTATGAAGAACTGATTGCCGACAAAGAATATAAAATTTACAACGCAGCAATTAAATACAACAAAAATAAAGGAGCTAAATTTAGCACATACCTTGGCAATGAAACCAAGTGGATGTGTCTTAATATCTATAATCGCAATAAAAGAAGACCTGCATTCCAAAGTTCGTTTATAGAAAATTTATCTTCTACCGATCACATGGAATGCGATACAATCTCAGAAAGTATCAAAAAGGATCTATTTGATAAAGTATTAAGCGCCATCAAAATGCATCCCGACAAAAGGGTTGAGAGAATATTTGAAATGAGATACATAATAGGAAATAAAAATAAAGTAATGCCTTGGAAAAAAATAGGTGAAGAAATGAAGCTTAGTATTCAGGGATGCATAAACATTCACAATTCAGTTGTGCAAAATTTAAAAGAAGAACTAAAACAAGAAATATGAATAAATTTATAGGTCTAGGAAATTTAACTAGAGATCCAGTATTAAAAGAAATCAAAAGCGGAACAAAAGTCTGTGAGTTTTCAATAGCAATAAATAACAAATCAAACAATAGTGTTTTTTATATAGACGTAGAAGCTTGGAATAATGTCGCAGAAAATTGCGGTAGATTCTTATCTAAAGGCAGAAAGGTTTTAATAGAGGGAAGATTATCTTCAAGCAATTGGACAACAAAAACAGGTGAAAATAGAATAAAAGTATATTGCAAGGCAGATCTTGTAACATTTCTAGATAAAACAGAAGAACAAAACCAAAATTCCGTAGCAGAAAAAACTGCAGACAAAATACTAAACGAAGACGAATTCGCAGACATACCATTTTAAATGAAAGAACTAATATACAAAGGCCCCCTTAATTCATTGTCTTTTGGCAATGTATCTTACAATCTATTAAAAGCAATGTACAATCAAGACATTGATGTATCAATTTTTCCAATAGGTAAAGTTGATGTTAGTTCATTCGAGGAGCGCTCTGATGACTTCAAGAAATGGATTGAATCTGCAGTCAAGAAAAGATACGCGAAATTAAAGTCTGATATTCCAACCTTGCAAATGTGGCATCTCAATGGGTCTGAACATAGAGTTTCATCGAAACAGATTCTTTATACATTTTATGAAATGAGCGAGCCAACAATCAACGAAACCAAACTTGCTGAATTTCAAGATAAAACTGTTTTTAGTAGCAGTTATGCCTCCGAAAAATTCACAGGATCACACAGTGCACCTCTTGGCTTTGATGAATCATTTTACAAAACAGACAAGTCATACATGCCCAATAAAATTCATTTTGGATTGATGGGTAAATTTGAGAAGAGAAAGCATACAGATAAAATCATAAGAGCTTGGATAAAAAGATACGGAAACAACTATGACTATCAATTAACCTGTTGCATCACCAATCCATTCTTTAAAAAAGAACAAATGGAGTCAGTAATAGGAAACATGCTAGAAGGAAAAAGATATGGCAACATTAATTTCTTACCTTTCTTGCCACAAAACTCTCAGGTCAACGATTTCCTGAATTCAATAGATATTGATCTTGGAGGTATGAGTGGCGCAGAAGGATGGAATCTACCCTCGTTTAACGCAACGTGCTTGGGTAAATGGAGCATAGTATTAAACGCTACATCTCACAAAGATTGGGCTAATAAAGATAACTGTATCCTAGTTGAACCTTCAGGAACAGAACCTGTATATGATAATATCTTTTTTCACAAAGGAGCTGATTTTAATCAAGGAGATATATATACATTCGACGAACAAGATTTTATTGCAGCAATGGAAAAAGCTGAAACAAAGTGTAAAATAAATAATGATCAAGGTGAAAAATTAAAAAACAAATTCACTTATGAAAATACATTAAATAAAATATTAGAGTAATGCCTTTATATACATACGAACACCCAGAAACTGAAGAGACAATAGACATCATACAAGGAATGAATGATGAGCATGTTTATGTAGACAAAGAAGGAACGCAATGGAAAAGAGTATTTTATAGCCCAGAAGCTAGTATAGATTCATCAATTGACCCTTTTAGTAATCAAGCTTTTAAAGATAAAACAGGAAGCGTCAAGGGTACAGTCGGAGAAATGATGGATCGAAGCAAGGAAATGAGTCAAAGACGAAAAGATAAACTTGGATATGACCCTGTTCAACAAAAATACTTCAAAGAATATAGCGAGAAAAGGCGTGGAGTTAAGCATCCCCTAGACAAGAGCTAAAAAAAAGTGTAATAATTCCTGCGATGTCTAATGCAGGAAATTTTAAGAATAATCCGTTATATACGGATATAAGTAAGCTCGACCACCTATCTCCGCAGCCTACGTTTTCCTACAATTGGAATACTGAAAGTGGAAGATGGGAGCCAGCGGGTGGTGGAGGTGGTGGAGCAGGAGGTTCTGTAGATATATCAAACCTCAACGAGTTGATATCTGGCCTATCTTCAGGAATATCTGGAGCTCTAGATATAGGGTTAGGTGGAGATGCAATAGATCAACTAGTTTCTGGCCTTTCTGGAGTAGGTTTTGGTGGCGCAGCAGTTCAAGAACTGCTTTCTGGAATCAAATCAGGCATTGAAAACCAGAATCAAGCTGTAGTAAATATTGACCGTATAGATACTCAGCCATGGAAACTAATAACCAAAACAGTAAACCAAAAGATTGAAGAAGATTTTATCTTAATGGAGAATATTCCTGATGATGTTCGAAAAGGAACATACTCGGGCGATTGTTATGGTATTGATCGATTCATAATGGATGATATATATAATACTCACTTCGCCAACGGAAGAACCAACCCAAGTACTCCAGAAACTGGTCACCCAGATTACTTTATTCATGAAGAATCAATTGACACAGGAAGATGCGTTGAATCAAATGGAACATTCCACACGGACACAGCCTACGGATTGAGACAAGAAAATGAAAGGGCCAGCGCCTTAAACTCATACGAACTTAAAGATTTTACTGAATTGTACGATCTAGGTTTAGCGGAAAGCGTTTTAATCTTCAATGAATCTCCATATCCAATACAATTTCATACAATAGATAAAACATTTGATCCCACAAAAACAGACGATCCTGAAAATAATAATATTATGTATTTATATCCTGATACATCAGTACAAATAAACAGCGATGAAGCAAGAAAAATATATGTAAAAAGACCACACACAATATCAGGTTATACAGTAAAATATAATATAACATACAAAGAAACAGGAATCACTGATATAATTTACTCATAATGCAATTTTTTGAAATACAAAAACCTTTAAAAAGAGTTGGACCAAATAATTATGTGATTGGTCAAAATGTTCTACAACCACAATTAAAACTTGATGGAGGAAGACTAGAAGTACAAGAGATTCAAGCTACAACAGGTTTATATGTAAGTGGCATAAATTTCATAGAATACCTTACGGGTGATTTTAATTTTACCAATATTGAAAATAATTTTTATGAGTTAAGATATCAAATGTCAGAAGCTTTTGAAGAAGATGAAAATGGAGATTTAACTCCGTCAAATGCACCTGCAATATCTGATACAATGTGGATACTAAGAAATGATAATGATCTAGAATTAAGAAGCAATCACTGGAGATACAATACTGGGCCAGAAGCTTTTACAGATGATATATCAATTTAAACATAAAAAGTGTAACTAATAAGATGGCAACAAGGAATCTAGTACCAAGGAATAGCGGAGAAGGTAGCGTCGGAAAAGTAGAAAAAGCTTGGGCGACAGGAGTATTCGATAACCTCTATATCAAGGGAATCGAATTCTCGATGGATCAAAATGTTAGAACCACAGATAGTGTTGAATTTGTTAGTGGTAATTTTACAGATGGATTAACACTTGGAGGAGTGGATGTAGCAAAACTTGGGACATCAATATCAGAAGTTCAATCTGGAGCAGCAGAGTTTTGTTTCTTTTCGGATGTTACTGATAACCAAGGAATAACACAGAAAAATTTTTACGACACTCCCACCCCAAACACCTTCATGTCAGGAGTGACTGTTGCCACAGCAGAAGACTTGAAGATATATTTTCAATGGGATGGCCCAAATGAAGATTACATAGGAGAAGCTTATATAAATGGCCAGCGTATACCTGATGAAAACATTGAACAATTAGGAACTCACACAAGAAGATTCATAGGTTATCTAGACAATGTAAATGCAACAGGCTTAACTGGCATAACTGGATCCGCAAATGGAAGAGTTTCCGTGCTTCCTTTAACAGAACTAGGAGGAGGTCCTACTCCAACCAACATTTTAATAGATGAACTCGAAAATGCAACCGCAAAACCCGGAGAACTTCTTGGAACAACTCATTTAAAACAAGGAGATGAAATTAATATTTATATTGATTTCAATAGAGATGATGTAGATCTAATAAAGGTTCATGACTTTGGATTAGCTCAAGAAATAGATTATACAAACTATTCACTTCAAGATTTAGGAGGAACTTACAGAGCAACAATACCAGTAACAGTATCAAATAGAAATGGAAGTTTATCTGTTGCAGTTCAAGCGATAGACTCATTTGGAAGTACTGGAGATCTAAAAGAATCGTCAGACTTCGGGCACACTAGCGGAACAAGAGACTTGGATCAGTTATATCCAAATATAACCGCAAGTGATCCATCATCATACAATGGAAGAACTGATGGCTTAAGGGAAGGAGAAACCACAACTTTTAACAATAGCATATCAAACTGGACAGATGGTGTTGACTTTGTGAGTTACGAAGTTCTTGATCCTAAAATTTCAATGGATAATCTCGTGGATTTTGAAGCAACGAAGACGGTAAATTATGTTGACGGTATATATAGCAACACAGACAATATAGAAATATATGCTGTAAGAACCGGAAATGGCGCAACAGACACGGAAAGAGTTAATGTAAAAATAGCAAATGGGCCAGTGATAGTTTCAACCCAATTAGACTCTCTTGCAAGCTCTGCAACTGCGCCGCATGTAATTGGAGACTCTCAGATAAAAGCTGGAGATATAGTAAACTCTAAAATTGAAATTGACGGCAAAGGAGTTGATATAGGAAATATATCTATTTCTGTAGCAAACAATGGGGTCAGCAATGGATCTCAAACTTCTTACAATTCAAGCTACAGTAAAACCACATTGATTAACGGTAATTTTGAGTTCACAATTCCAATAAATGTGTTTGGTTCTCTTGGTTCTTCAGCCAGAGATGGAGATCAAACTGCCACTTTTACAGCGAGAAATAATTTCGGAACACTCAGCGATTCAGCAACCACAACAGATACAGCCGAGGTTCATAATGGAACAATACCCTCTATTAGCTTTGGATCAATTCAATATCCAGTTGGACAACAAGCATTAAAATCAGGTGAATCAGCAAACCTTGAAAATGTTGTAGTAAATTATGATTTAATTTCATACACTTCTCCAAATAATCAAATAGCAATTTCAAACCCAACAACCTTCGAAACAAATAAAAATATAGATTATGCTTCAGGAGGTTATAATATTGACGGAGACGGTGGACAAAATAATATAAAAATTAGCGCAACAAGAAGCGCAAACGGAGCAGTGTCACAGTCTTATAAAATTGCAAACATTGCAAACACTCCAATAACAATAAGTATAAACAATCTTGCCGCGAAATTAAAAACAAGTACATCTAGTACAAGCGATAATTTTAATCTAACAACAAGTCAGTTGATGTTGAGCGCTCCAACATTATCCGTGGATCCATCTCAAACAAATCCTTCAAGTTTATCTCAAACAGCAAGCGGTTCAGGAAAAACAAGTAATGCATATACATTAACAGTTGAAGACTCAAACACAAAAGGTACATTCAATTGGCAAGTCAGTGCTTTTAATCTCGCGGGAATCGAGACAACCTCAATATCAAGCAACCCGACATATACCCTAGAAGGTTTCAACTCAAGAACAATCATAGCCTCGCCAAATAGTCTCGGGGCTGGACTAGCTCCAGTGGGAACCACAGTCACAAATGCAAACAATATAACTTTTGAAAATGTTTCAGAAGGTGGAACCGCACCAAATGGCGGAACCTTATATACCTATCAATCATATTCCGACGGAATACAACTTGATAATACTTATGATGTAAACAATAAATTTACAGTTTGCGATGAAAATGGATTAACAGACAACAATGGGGATCATGTATTTAATTTAGATAAGCTTAATCGAGCAGCAAACAGCTCAACAAGCAATCCAGCTTCTTTTGTTATATCTGAATAATTAAATAGAGTCGTAGTCAGACTTACTGCAAAACTTAGTCAACTTGGTTCCATCCTGATCAACAGCCTTTAATGCGTATCTTATGCTTTGCTTCCCAGCCTTTGTTGTTTTCTCGTAAGCATGTTTCGTTACACAAGAAGGATCAACTTTTACTTTTTGTTTTTTCTTTACATTATAGAATTCTATCATGTATTATATTAACAAATTATTCGTATTTTTCAGAATTTTGTGTTAATTTATTAAAGATATCATCCTTTACATCTTGATCACAAAAGAACCATTTATACATTAAATCATTTTTCATTTTATTTATTTTTGATTCTATTTTACCTATAGATTCTTCCATCTCCTCAAGATAACTAAACGATAAACTTTTTAAAGTTATATCCAATTCTAGCGCAGCCTTAAATAAACCCCAGAAATCTCCTTCTTGTTTTCCCTGAACTACTTCATTATAAAGATCGGTTCTTTCTTGTATTTCTTTTTCTGATAAATTTTTAGTTTTATCAGGGTGGGTTGCTTTTACTATTTCGCGGTATAAATCTTTAATTTCATCGCTAGTTTGTTCTCTATTGTTTTCTTTCTTTTGTTTCTCTCCTAAAGGAGGATGAATCTTTCTTTCGGAACAAAAATTAAACATAGACGAAACAAACTCCTTTTGAGCTGCAGAAAATATTTCGCGCGTTTCTTCATATTCTTCATTTATATATAAAGCTTTATGTTTTAGTTTTTTAAATTTTTTAGATAAAAGTTTTTCCGTTTGACCTTGATTTACATTTTTAATTATTTCATCTCGATCACTATTATCAAATATGTTATCCCAATTTTGCATATATAATATTACACAAAAAAGGCGGCCCCGTAGGGCCGCCCAAGATAAGAAATCTTACTCGTATTAGATGGAAGCCAAAACTTGCATCTTGTAGCTGGTGCTAGCAATATCGTCAGAGAATACGAATGTAGCAGTATGATTACTACCGCTTCCTCCATCAACCGACTTGAGCATAAATCCAATGATAGGATCAGTGTCTACAGAGGTCATGAGTACACCAACAACTTTTGGAGTTGTCGAGAATTCTCTTCCGAGATCAATAGTTACGCTCGATACAGCATCACCAGTTGACCAGATTTGTTTTTCTGCAACAACTACATCATTCTTAGCAGCTAATGCAGCCAAGCTGGAAACGTCGCTGTCAAGATCAAGATCTTTGAATGCGAGACTGGAAACGTCACTGTCTGTAAGAGCTTCATCGCTTACACGCTGAGCTTGAAGACTCGAGATGTCGCTATCTGTTTCAGCTTCGTCAGACACACGCTGAGCTTGAAGGCTCGAGATGTCGCTATCAACATTACCATCTTTAGCTACCAAGCTAGAAATGTCAGAGTCAAGATCAAGATCCTTGAACTGAAGACTTGAGATTTCGTTGTCGTTAGCA